GTGGATACCCAATGGAAAGAAAGTACCCACCACCTAGCCCCAGCACTGCTCAAACAGTGTCTGGGAATCCTATTTAAGCGCTCTGAATTGTTGCTCGAAGTGCTCTGGCGTTTGCTTGGCCAGTTCAATATGCAGCCAATTAGGTGAGCCTTGATACGAGCCTGCATTGTCTGTGGCCGTAAAGATTTTGACACCAGCTTTGCCTTCGCCTCGACTACAGCGGTAGCCAGCGCCGTATTTGCCATAGGCGTACCAGTGCATTTCGCATAGTCCTAGGGCTTTGCTGTTGGCTAGGAACCAGTCCCAGATAATACGTGCCTGGGCTTCGTCTTTGTATTTCAGATCAGCTGCATAGCCGGTGGCGTGTACGGATAGTCCTGCGTTGTTTCGCATTGGTCGGTTGGCGTATGTGCCTAATGAGGTCATGCCCCAGCGCGCTTTGCACAGCTCTACAAGTTTTGCGGTGACGGGTTGTGTGGCTTTGCCATCCCATGACGGGTAGTACGGGTACGGTCTAACGGTCATGGTGCTGGTGGGTCTTTAGGTCGGTCTTTGAGGCCATTTCCTGCTAATACCCCCAAGAGCCCACCAGTAAGGGTGGCAAGCATTGGAGAAAGTACAGACCATGCAGCATCGTCATTGGGGCTGACTTCGAGCGGCTGGGTCACGAATAAAAGTCCGAATAGCAGAGCCAAGATAGAAGCAAGGAATGCAATGGTTAATCCGATTGCTACAACAAGAATTAGTCGTGCTTTTATTTCTTCGTTGCTGAGTCTGTTTTGAGGTTTCATGTGCATTTTCCGCCTGTCCCGTATGCCGGGGCTGGTGTTGTTGTTTCAATTGTTTCGGTTACTCCGCGTAGGGCTTTGTTTTTGGTTGGTGGGCAGTTGAGGCGTTCACGGTCTGCGCAGCTTGTGAGGGCTATGAGGGTGGCGCTAATCAGCAGTAGGCGTTTCATCTGTTGCCTTTGGTAATTCTGCTATTTCTTCGGGTGTCATTTCACGAGTTTCGCTTGGTGAGCCGTCTGCGTAATGCGTTGTTATTTGTAATTTATCGGTCATGCTTATGCCTTTCGGTATCCGTAAATGCTTACTGTGCCTGCCATTGTGTAGGAACCGCTACCCGTAAGTATTTGTAAACCGTTGTAACTTGCCGCGTTATCGTGACCAATTCCACCAAAAAATGCTGTGTAATTACCACCTGTACCGACCGTGGTTCCCATGCCAGTCAAGGCGGTAGTAGTTGCGACAAATGGATTCATGATGTCAAACGCAAAAGACTGATAAACCGCACCCGAACCCAAGACACGAATGAAATAGCCGAGGGTTGTTGGTGCTGCTGTAATGCTTCCTACGGTGCCTGAACTGTTAAATGACGAGATAGCGGTGTAATACTGCGATGTACTTGCAGGAGTTGTTCCGGACAACATTCTAAAACCCACAAGGTCGGGCGAATTACTATTTTGGTAGTTACCACATACAACTCGGTAATTATCGTAGGTAGAACTAAAACATCCGGCAAAGTTTGTAGCAACTCCTGACAACGCCCCACTAGCGACATACACCAGCCCTGAGTTCGCCAAATACGTATTCGTATCCGAACTGGTTAGCACCTCGCCCGTAGTAAAAGTCTTAATAGCCATAGTTAATATCCTAACTTGTTGTAGTCGAGCTGGCCGAACACCGCATTGTTCAAAATTAGGTAAGCGTTTAGATCGGCACCTGACACGTAGTAAGTGTAAGTAGAAGATTCAGGCGTGGCCGTCATGTTTGCACCTTCAATGACACACGAAAACACAGTGCCGCGGAACGTCACATTGACCTGGGTACCAGGCAAAGAAGCAAAGCCTGTCTCAACGCCAGAGCCTGGGTAAAAAGCCGATATTTGGTCAAGCTTAAAAACAGTCTGGGCTTCCGCTAGGCAACTAAAAGACAGCAGTGCAAAGTCTTGGTCTTTATAGTTAGCCAGCAAATAGTTGGCAAAGTCTGTGGCTTGGCTAGTGCTGGCGTTTAAGGTGTTCATTAACAACGTGCGATAGTTACCAGCGCCAGTGTCAACAGTGACCGGTGCGAAACTTTCAGGATCAACAGTTACCTGAGTGTAGAAGTTGTCGGCATAGCTGCCAAAGTTAATGCTGTTGTACACCTGATTGGTGGCGTTATTTGCTACATCACTAAAGTTGATGGTGCCAATCTTTTGCTCAAAAGGTGTGAATACGCGCATGTTAATGTCGTCAGAATCCCAGATACGACCATTCAATGTAATAAGCACTTTGTTGAGCCAGTCAGCCCAGGTGCTTGAGACGGTCGTAGCACTGAGCGGTTGCGTGTTGGTCACGGCCGTGTTGACAGGGGTGGAGCTGACGCTGGCACAATCGTCTAATTGGTTGTACAAAGTGTCTGCAGCCATTGCATAACTTTCGCCTTGTTTACGGCCCAGCTGTGCAAACACGCCTTCGATAGAGATTGAAAGTCTGTCAGCGTTGCCAACACCGCCTGCATACGGGATGCCGTACTGAATAATGGTGTTGTTGATGACACCGATAAACAGCACTATGCCAGTAGTTAGGTTTTCTACCTTGATGTAGTTGCCGGGCACTAAATAAGTAATGGGGCTGGCGTATCCAGTTGGGTATCTAATGTCAATGCTGCCAGTGCTGGCGTTGTACTGATCTAACTGGCGTTGCCTACCGATATTTAGATTGATTTCTTGCACATTGTCTAAAACAACAAAAGTAGGCAGTAATCCTTCATACGAATAAGAGACTTGGTAATCCTGTGGCATTAGAAGTTATTGCTTACCTTGATGGGCACAGAGCCGTTCTGGCGCATGTACGTGCGTAGCGCGTTTACTACAGCATTAGGGTCGCCACCGTTGACGTTAATAGTGACACCGCCACCCATGCCACCCATTTTGTCTAATGGGATAACAGCCTCTGGGCCAGCCTCACCAATAAGGGCAAAGGTAGGGCTAGTGACAACACCGCCGGTAGCCATTGCTTTGTAGTCAAGTCCTGCAGGGTTAGCGCCACCATTGCCGCCATCATCACCACCGCCAAGCCTGCCAAAACTAACCTGGCCAATTTGCCCAATGTCTTTGCCTGGCTTAATTAAATTAATGCCACGTATGACCAAGTTAATCATTTTGATATAGGCGTTAGCGATGAACTCAAAGTATCCAGCTACGCCATTAGCTACGGCCTGCACAACAGCGCGGAAAGTGTCAAACTTTTTGTAGGCCATTACAAGTGCCACGCCCAAGGCAACAATGCCAGCCGTAATTAGCACTGCAGGGTTCAAGGCCATAGCTGCATTAACTAAAACAACTGCAGCTGCTAAAGCACCAAAAGCAACAGCCACAGCAGTGATCAGTGTCGGGTTGTCTTGCGCCCACGTTGCGAACGATTGAAGCACCGGCAGAGCCTTTTCAAGTATCGGCAACAGTGCAGCGCCCACACCTTCTTTAGCCTCACCAAGGGCAACGCCTAAACGCTTCATCGAGCCTGCAGCAGTGTTAGCAGAATCAGTAGCGGCACCGCCAAAAGTGACAGCCATTTCAGCCATCACTTCTTCCATCGACGCGCCATCTTTAATCATCTGGCGTAGTTCTGGGGACAGTTTTGCTAGGGCGGTCATGTTGCCGCCGTATGCCTTTTCCATGGCCTTAGTCACCGTTTCAAGGCTGATGCCTTTAGCAGCTGCAATGTCCATAGACAAAGTTGCAGCCTTTTGTGCTTCGTCAATGTCCATTGTGGCGCGCACAAGGCCAGCCATTGCCGGGCGTAGTTCGTCATCTGTTACGCCTTTAAGTTTGCCTTGGGCAGTTATGTAGGACTCGACACCAGCAATCTGTGCGTCAGTGGCTGCAGTGGTCTTTTGTAGCTGACGCGCAAGCATTTTCTGTGCTTGCTCATCTTCCATAGCACCTTTGACAGCATCGCCAAGACCAGCAACAAGACCGCCAAGTGCTACGGCTGCATATTTGTTTGCCTTACCCAAGGCATATTTCGCCTTGGCCTGCGCGCCCTCCAGATCGCGGAAGCCCTTCTCGGCCTCCTTTAATCCCTTCGGGTTAAATTGCGTAACGATTGGTAGGTAGATAGCCATTAGCCAGAT